TGCGGAAGACCAGAGCCGACTTGGGCTGGGTCAGAGCACCGGAGCACCGGGTCTCGATCAGGTAGAGCAGCTTGTTGTAGTCGATGTCGAAATCATCGAACATCGTAGCCTGACCACCACGGTCCGCACCAAGGGTGTAGTCCGCGAGGTTGACCATGATGCCGACCAGGTCGTCAACGCGCTCCATAACCTCAACCGGAACGACCTCGGAAACACGCAGAACCGAGGCGACCTCCTGAAGGTTGCTGTAGATACGACGACCGAAGTTGTCCTTCACCGTAAGGAACGCGGCGATGATCGTCTCGGTCGTGTAGAAGGTGGGCTGACCAGTACCCTTGTAGTACTTCCGACTCTCAATGGCAGCGTCAACCAGCTCCTCCACAGAGCTGTCAGTGTCGTCAAGGTTCACGTACACCGTGGTGACATAGAGCTCAGCATCCGACGCAACAGGACGGATGTTGGTTTCCTTGATCTTGTCGTCGTCGCCGATAGAGCGACCGTCGCCAACAAGAATGGCGCCCGCGAGCTCCTCGTCGAGCATGACCTTCATCTCAGCCTTCAGCCAGGTAACGACGTCGAGGTCGACAATGTCGATCACGTCATCGCGGTCCAGCTTCTGCTTCTTGTAGATGGTCTGAGGAGTGGTCTCTCGCTTCGCCAGCGCGAAGTACTCCTCGTTCTTCATGTTGCCCTTGATGTAACCTCGGGCACGGGCCTCATCGGGAGTGATGTCGGCGGTGATGGTCTTGATTCGCGAGAAGGGGCTCTTCCGAACCGAACCGAGAACCTTGTCGACCCACTCCATGCGACGGCTGATGAATGCCGGGGAGCTCTCGAGGGTCTTGGCGTCCGGGAAGAGATACTCGATGTTCTCAATCCCGTGCTGAAGAGTACCACCGACGGTGACTCCGTGATTGATCACGAAGTCCTCGACAGCGTCCTTAAGGGAGCCGTTCTTCTTGGCAAAGGAAACGATGCTCTTCAGGTCGTCGTGCGTGAGGGTAGCGCGCTGCATGGTAGCGGTACCGCCCTGGCCCGACTGATCGAACACGTTGTGGTGCGTCATGCTGTTGTCCTCCTGGGTGATGGTGTCGTGCTGGACGGTATCGCCAGCCTCGTCGGTGTCGGCAGCGGAATCGTCAGATGCGACCTCATCGGCCTCACCCTCATCCTCTTCGGCGCCCCCGGTGGATTCGGACTCTTCAGACTCTTCAGACTCTTCAGACTCGTCGGCCTCATTGGCCTCGTCCGCCTCATCCGACTCGTCGTCAGCGGCTTCCTCTTCCTGGTTGTCAGCGTCAGCTTCGATAACATCGCTGTCGGTGTCGCTGTGCTGGACGTCGCTCCCCACCGTGAGAGCCTGACTGAGAAGGTAGTTGACCGCGGTCATCTGCTCCTCGTTGAGCGTGCCGAGAATCTCTTCAACATCAAGAGTGGGATCGGCCGTAGCGGCGGCATGTGAGAGCTCAACCTCCATACCAGTGGTGATGATTGCCTCGTCGGAAACTAAGTTGTAGTCGCCATCCATATGAGCAAACTCAGTACCGTCGATCGTAGCTCCGGGGTTTCCCGCAGCAATTACTAAACTAACCTCACGAATCTTGCCCTTGATGACATCGCGAAGGTTACGAGCACGATCGCGAATCTGCTCAACGAGGTTGCCAGCGTGAATAGACATGAAGCGAATATCGCCATGCGAAACAGCGATCTTAGCAGCCTTGCCTGCAGCAGTCTCATTGAAGAAGGCGTCCGCACGGACACCCTCAGGGCGGTTGGTCAGCTTTACGTAGCCGAGAAGGTTTCCGACGTCGGTATGCCCGTGCTGGTAGACCAGTGGAACAATTTCACCGTCGTCCTCGGCGAACGCATCCTGTCGAATGGTACGCCCATCCGTACAGAGCACGTCATTTCGAGTGGCCCAGCCACTGAAATCCGGTTCCGTCATGTTGAAGGCATCCTTTCTACTGCTTTAGTCTGAGTCGGGTCAGGTGCAGTTGTAGTTGAAGCGCCACCGTCACTCGCTGGAGCAAGAGCTGGCGGTGCATTGGTTCCAGAGCCGTCAACAATCTGTTTGTCAAGCGGCATATTGCTGTTCACTAAGGCCTTTGCTTGCGCCTCGGGCCGAGGTTTGAGGCCAATAGCTGGTCGAACCTCGTTTGCAGAGACAATCTGGTTTCGACTCAAAGAGTTAACCACATCTGCCAACTTGCTAATAGCAATCATCTTGAACGGCATCTGGAAGTACATAATCGTCTGACCCTGAGACCTAGCAGTCTTAGTCAAGAACGTTCTGGTCATTGCCTCCACAATTGCGTCGAGAACTGGCTCAATAGTCCGGTTCATGTAATTGAGCATAGCAACATCATCCGCTGTGCCATTCATGATTTCCGGAGTAAGACCCAACTCTCCATATAATTCTTCTTTCAAATACTTGACTTGCTCAAGAAGATTGTTTTCAACAGCTCGGTTAAGCTGAGTAATCTTCTCAGTTCCGTCAGTATAAGCAATGCCATAGGTGCTACCAGACAACTGAGACTCTAACTCCGTGCGTCGCTTTTCGGCTTGCTGTCGTCGAGTATCAGTCTTTACCACATAAGGAAGCTGAATGATAATGTCGAGTTTACCTGAACTAGAAATCTCATCGACGTTATCAAGAAGGCTCAGCTTATGAACTAGTCGTTGTAAAGTAGAGTTTGGTTCATTCATTACAGCATAGAACGGGTTCTCTACGATTGCGACCGTTTCTTTTGGAAGAATAATTTCTTCTTGCTGTCCGGTTTTCTCATTGTAAACTCGAACTCGGACATGCTTGGGGAACCACTCTCTAATAGTTCCAACACGGATTGTGCGAACATCCCAACTTCCAGTAACACTCGGATTAAACGTTGTATCAACCGGAACAATGGCAATTACGCCCTCAGAGAAAAGAGTCCATGCCATATCTTGACGAATATGTCGTCCTCCCTGATCAATATTCGCCGCTACACTTAGACACTCATTCAAACCAGAATTGATGCGTTCTAGGTATTGCTGGTCTTTGGTGTCGACCCGACAATGTTCCATCTTAACGCTAGCCACGTCGATAGACAATCGAGTATAGATCGATGAGATGATCGTTCGTTCGCTGTAGATACGAAGCCGAGGGCGATCTGGCCTGGTAGATGTACCCGGTCCAATCTCAGCTGGGAGATACGTTGTCTGTACTTCTCCAGGAGCAAGAAACGTATTCCATGCATGCTTAAGTCTTGATCCTAAGCTCACTTATCGTCACCTCCTTGTCAGTAGTCATTCACTCGAAGTCCTCCTTGTGAAGTTTGAAAGCAACCCATGCATCGACGAGCGCTGAAACATTGTCAATCTTTTCTTCGTGACGACGCTTAAGTAACTTGCGGTTTCCATTGGTGTCTTCAATAGTGATAGCGTTTCCCATACACCACCCCATTAAGAACTCATCAAACAGTAATAGTCCAGCTTCAGCCATCTTTTTGATCTCACCAAGTGGAACCGATTCAGTGCGCGCACCTTGAATGACCTTTTCAATGTTATATACGCCCTGCTCTTGCTCCCATCTAAGAACGAACTCTTTAGCGTTATATGGGTCAAATCCGAGCGCATTAACGTCGTATTCGTTTCTTTCGATGTAGTCTGTTAGATCGTCAAACACATCCCCGCTCACATCAAGGATTGTAGATGGCATAACGACTAGAGAGCCTTCGTTTATAAATTCATCATACTTGTGGCGCAAAGCACCTGGAAGTTGATGAAGGGTCATTTCAGTGATATAACTTCGCGTTTTAATTCCATAAGCCCCATCTCGAAGAGGGACAAGGAATGTGAACGCACAGAAGTCATCTCCACGAGAAAGGTCGACGCCCATTGAAACTGGAAGTCCTCTGAAGTCGAGACGTCTTTCAATCGGGATAGTTTCTTCATAAGCGAAGAACCACGTATAGCCTTCCATAGGAAGTCCAAAACGCTTAGCTAAAATATCATTTCGAGCGGCTGGGGCCTTCTCTGAGCGCTCTACATCTAAGTGATAAACGTCATACTCGACAGTAAAACCAAGATTTGGTTGAGCCTTGGGCCACATTTCGGGTTGGCCGACTTCTTCAACACTATCAAGCTTATAATGCCAGATAGAAATATGAGGAGCATAATACTCTCCTCTTAAAATATCGGCGAGCTCCATCTTGATTGTATCACCAGAACCATTACGAACCGTTCCTTCAGAACTAATGGCCACAATCAAATAGTCAGGCATTTTAGATGCGCCCTGTTCGATCGAGCCAATCACATCTTCACGCAAATCACCAGACAGCCACTCATCGACTGTGGAGATTTTTGGGCGAAGACCTTGTAATTTGTTGATCGACATTGGTCGAATCTCTAAAAGAGAATTTGTTAGAAAGCTTTCAATTCCCTTTTTAGTAGATGCCAAATGGGTACGGTCTAATCGTGAGCCAGTGGTGTTCTGAAGAGATCCAAGTGTAAGAAACTTGAATAAGGGCCCTCGTGCTCGTGCAATAGCGGTACGAATCGGAGACATTACTTCTTCGGCCTGTTTCATCGTTGGCGCTGAAGTAATTTGGTGGGTCGTGTCTGAATCAACTGTTAAGAAATATGCTTGAAGCGCGGCCGCATACATGGATTTTGCTCCACCACGAGCCACAATCAAATACTGTTTAGTAGTTAACCGTTTTTTTACAACCTTTGTAACGTAACCAGCTTTTTTGAACTCAGTTGCCGGTTCGAAAACTTGGCGTTCTGCATAAAACCACCAGCCGAAAATCTGCTCAGCCCAAAGCTTGAAAGTATCTAGCAAATGAAGATCTGAACCATCTGTTAAAGTTAACTCACTTTCGCAGAATTTAATGAAACCATCAATTGCTTTGTCATCGTAATAGATGTCTGGATCTGCAATCAATGCATCAATTCGATTCATCTCAAGGGAAATCTCATTGCAAACTGGAATTTCCCCACGCATTACCTTTTCGCGAAAGAGGCCGTAATACTTTGGTATAGCAGTATTCGACAGCACTACGGCCTCCTTCCCGTTACTTCTTCGCCTTCATGGTCTTAAGATCGATGGCGTGTTTTGGCGTGTATCCACGGTTTCCAAATAAGAAACTCTCAATACCCTGGTTAAGCCGACCGTCAGAAGCTTTATTTAGCTTATTATAAGCATCGAAACCAGACGAAGCGGACTTCACTAAACGATCAACTCTATCTAGCTTAGAAGGATTCATCTGACTCTGTAGCTGACTGTATTTCATCTTCAATTCAAGCGCCTGAACCTTTGCCTGAAGCTCCGCGTTCGGGTCCTTCTTGGGATTGAACATGGTATCGTACTGCTTTACCAGATTAGCACGGTTGACGGCGTCCTGAATTTCCTTCGTAGACAGGTCGTACCCAGGCTTAAGCGAAGATTTTACAATTCGCTCGGCATCGGCAGACATCTCAACCTTTCGCCAGTTGCCATCTGATTGCATTTCCTGAACCGTACTAGAACCATCAGATTCAACAACGATCTTACGATCGCCGGGTTTAGGCGTTGCATTAGCAGACTTAGAGCGAAGACCCTTCAAGCCCCCAGAAACAGTACCATCAGATCCACGTTCACGACGAATACCCCAACGTTGGCCTTTAACACCATGGTGGGTGAGAGCGAATTCAGGAAAATCTAAATAGGTAATGAACCCATCCTCGTCAACCTCACCAGTAAGCACCAGACCCTCAAAGTTATAGTTTTCAAGGTCTTCAGCATGCGTCAGTTTAGCTTCTTGAGCGGCGTTGTTGTTCTGCTTCTTAACGACTCGCACAAGTTGCTTGGCGATCTTAACGTTGAAGCGGGGGCCAATACGAGCTCCAATATAATCGTTCTCTAAGCGATCAATCTTAACTTCGTACATGCGCGAAGGAGACAGGCCATGCGTCTTGTAAGCAGCCTTATCTAAACTGCTATTTAAAATATGTCCAACTTCAGCGTCATAGCGAGTTCGTGCTAAAGCGTCCTTCTTAATGTTCAGGCCCCGCTCTTTATAGTCTTTGTTAAGCTGTTGGGTCTGACGATTGGCGTCTCGAGCAGCGATTTGGGCAATCTTCTCCATCTTGGGGTTAGCTTCGACTTTAGCTTTCCACTTTGAATCATAGCGGTTGACGTAGTCGTCCATAGCCATGGTATCGCCCGGATTCATTTTGCTTAGTTTTCTTCGAACGCCCCAACGCATACCCTGTTTTCCATAATGCATGAGTTCGCCAAGTTTAGTACCAGCCAATCCAGAAGCATGCATGAACGCCTCAATGCCCATGTCAGCACTCCATGCGACGTCCTCATCCCATTCAGATGAGAGATCGAACGTCGGACCAGTATAGTCATCAGTCCAAACCGCGATTTTGTCGAAAGACACATAACCGATTTCGTGATCTTTATCATCGGTATGAGCAGGAGTAGCTGGGTAACCAAGCGTCAAATGCGGAGTCCACCCATCAAACTGATCAGTGGTTAAATATGCTTCTTTGATTGCTGTGTCGCCGAGAAGGTTGGTGCGGAAATCAGAGATCCTATCTAAATTCCACTTCGACTTCTCGAAAAACAGAACATCGGCATACTCAGCGCCAAGAACCCCTCGCTTATCAACGCTTAAACCGAATCGGTGCAGAGTAGTTTTTGCGGCATGCTCAACAAACTGCACAATCAAGGCAGTAGCTTCAGCATTAACATTGTCGCCAAGCATTAGCAGCGTAAGATGAGGAATCTTCTCGCTTGAGATCTTCCAAACACGTTCATCATCTTTTGGAATTGCAACGATAGCGAGTGCCATGACTCTCCTTTCTTACGAAGCAGCGTCGATTAAGAACGCATCCATTTCAGTAACTGACAGTTGGTGAGCATTCTGATTGAACCAGAGAACAGTATCGAAAACACCCTCAACGTACACGTGGTTGTCTTTAATCCACTGAAGTCGACCCGAGCCGGTGGTGTCCGATGCTACTTTGGCGCTACCTAATTCAGCAATGGACGGTCGATCGCAGCCATGATCCGCCGAGAACTGTAACATGTTAGCAAATAACTCCTCGGGTGGACGATAGCTCTTCGGCGCATCGATTGGAAGATTGTAACGATCCCAAGATGGCGTCTGGTTTGGACGGTACATTGCCTCCCAATAACCGGGATTCACTGACTCGTCGCGATAACCTTCGAAAATGGTATGCATTTCCCAGCGACTGTGATTGGCGACGATCTCCTCAAGACGATCGTTGTATTCGTGGAACTGTGCAATTCCAACAGCACCCTGTTCGAAGAGATTGAATGGCTCGTGATAGCACGTGATAAGAAGACGCTCATTCGGGAACACAAACTCAACATCGGTCATTAAAGAATCCAACCAAGCGGCCGGGCGAGCTTTAACTGAGAGCCAGAGAACCGACGCCGAGCCGTTATACAGCCAGTTAGCAGCTCGTTTAAGACCGCTATCTCCGGAAACAAGACTGGGGGTCTGCGATGGGCTCAAATATGTACGATATCCAGCAACCTCATGACCCAGCTGATAACCATTTGCTCCATACGTGTTGTCCGGACGAGAACATCCACGGACCGTAAACGCCGGAGCGGGATTAAGTTCTGCCTCAAGCTCACGAATGCGAGCGTAAAGAGTCTGGTTTTCCGCCTCAGTCGCTGAATTTAACTCTTGCAGCTCGGCATACTTATCTGTGAGCTCAACAATCTTGCTGTTATATGGAGCTACTTCGCTGGCGACATAGCTGTCAATAGCGGCGAGAACGTCATCTCGTGTAGTCATGATGCCTCCTTAGGCCGATGTGTGCCAATCTATTGTGGCTGGAATTAAAGAACTACCGTCCCACCACTCAATGCTGGTCGATGGCGACAATGTTGTACCATCCCACCACTCAGCAGTGGCTCCGGCAGGGATAGATGGATCGGCCGTTTCAATTGAGATGAACGATTTACCCGAACTAGACGAAGACGACCAAGTTACTTGAGCCGGTGGTGTTGTAATATCGTATTCCGACCACAAAGCACCGGTTGGACTAGCTTGTGCAAGCCTAGAACCAATAGCGGTCATGCCAGTTCCAAGCGTTGGCGCAGCTGATGTATAGTTAATGGTCATCCCACACCAAACACAAGAATTCGCGTCGGGTGTAGCTGCTAAAGTCGGACCTTGTGCGCCGGTTGATGCAGTCGACAAAGTTGCGCTTTGCACCACAACTGGAGTGCCTAGATCGCTTGTTTGTTCCTCAACTTGCCAGAGACAGTTGCCTTGGGTCGAAGGATGTGTAATGGTGAACGTTCCAGCAGCACCATTGCCAACACCTTTCCAACAACTTAACCACAGGTTTACGTTTGGAATGGCGACGTCAGCAACTTTGGTCATAGTAACGCCACCGGAATGGGTTACACTGTCTGGACATTTTGCACTACCAGTTAAACCACCAGAGGCAATCCACATAATAATAAGCGCACCATCGGTAGTCGTATAAGATCCAGTGGTATATGCAGTACCATCGGTTGCGGATGTAGCACCGATTTTCAAAGTTGGTGCGCTTAATGTCATGTTGAGATCACCAAGCCATCGGGGTCTGAGCCAGAAGGCGTAACACCTGGCGGATAGATCGGATAATATGTCTTCCCATTCACAGTCACCAGAGTGACATCGCCAGCAATAGTGACGTTACCGTCTTGATCAACACTGAACATTGTGGTTCGAGCGACTCTGTTATCGCACACTTCGACTAAATATCCAGTGTGAGTAGTAGCATCGTCTTCCTGACCAAAGACACGGAAAGCAACTGTATTAGACTTCCCAGGCTGAACTCGAAATTCGCCGTACTCATTGAACCACGACGTAAGTCTTGCTACGCCCCCAGTCTTAAAGTAAAACGCTAACCGGTTCGACCAAGATGCTGTGGAAGAACTATCGTCGTCGATCTCGATCTCAAATACTTGATCGTTTGTTGGATCGGTCAGATAGATGGTCGAATTATTCTTCTGAAGCATTGCCGCTTTATAATCAGTTGCAATGTCTGTAATGAGCGTAGTCAGTCGCTCAATGAGCGTACTCATAATTACGCCTTAGCAGCAGCGTAAATTGCAGCCAGATCGGTGTCGGGGTCTCCAACAAGAGTAGTCACTCGACCGTCTGCGCGAGTGTTTGTGAAGTACAAGTTAGTCGCGCCCTCACTCACCGCATCCGTAGAACCTGGAGAAGCCGAGATCTCAACATAGACCGTGCCACTCCAACGATAAGTCTTATTGGTGTCCAAAGTCACATACATAACTCCAGTAACGCCAGTACCAGGAAGAGCAGCAAGGTTAGCATACTCGAGTACGTCATCAACATAGCTCGGAAGCTGAGCGGCCGCCACCTTACCAGTACCATCAAGCCCAGCAAGACCGTTAGTTGCGTTACGAACCGCAGCTAAGTTACCAGGGGTAAGAACTAGGTCGGTCGCGGCCATTGCAAGAGCTTCGCTGTCAGTAGCAAGCTCCACAATACCCTTGACTGTGGTAGTGCCATCCGGAGCCGTGCCAGCAACCGCCGCATCAGCAGTAGCCTTTACCTCATTGATCGCCGCAACTAAGTTAGTAGCAGCCGTCTCAAGGTTGGCCATGACGCCGACATCAGCCTGGATGTCTTTCCAGTCAGTACCAATTGCCTGAAGTAAGTCGTAGATACGAGATTCTAAAGTAGCCATGTGTTAACCCGCCTTTGCATTGTTGTAGATGAGCACGAGTGAGACATCAGGCATGTTAAGCTCATTGATCGCGTCTACGACCGTCTCTTTGCTCTCCGTTGTGAGTGTGGCGATGTCGCCAATTCGAGGATCTGAACCTGGTGGATACAACGCTAGCGTTGTTTCGATTAAAGCTGAGATAGTTTCTTCATCAATGAAGTATGGAAGATCGTTATACGAAGTTACTCCGTCTCCCATTTTGAACTTATTAGTGTCGTATTCATGGCAGAGTTGACTTTTACGAAGAACTGGATTGACTTTGCTAAGTCGTTCGGCCGTTCCTCTCAAGTTTTGCTGAGGAATCTCGTAGACAGTCATAGTCCACCTAAACCTCTCCGCCGTCAACCACAGTAACTTCGCCCCAGTCGACTCCATCAACAGTATACTCCGGAGGGTCTAATGTGGTCACTGCTACGGGGTTGACAATGTCGTCCTGAGCATTAGTGATACGCCACTCGGCCTTCTCGATCGCCTTCTCAGACATAGTAATCAGGTATCCCAAAGTGGGCGGGTCGAAAAGCATCTTCACTCGAAGCACCATATACGACTTAACGTTGTTGATGCGTTTCTCATTATTAAGAAGGTCGGCCCAAGTGGGTGTGCTATCCTCAATCATTAAACCCTCGTCTGGGCCGATTCCAAGCTGGTTGAGATCGGCCAAGACGGAGTTTAAATGAAGCAAAATCTCCACGTCGAAGGCGTTATCGTCGGAAGCTAGGCCCAACCCTTGCTTGATGTCGTCCAGAATACTTCCAGCCATACTCCACCTCCTATGGTGTCACTTACGCTTCTTGTCCCAGGTGGTAAGTCCACGGAGGGTTCGGATTGCCTTCTTGAGAATCGACTCTCGCTTAGAACCATTCTTGGCTACATCGCGAGCTTCCTTAAGCGAGTCAATGGCGTCGTCGACGCGAGGTCCACGAGTCTGTTCTGCAGGAGGCAGAGGAATGAGAACGCCGTCCATAGTCTCCGACCAACCAGCATACGTAACCCCCATAGCTCGCTCAAGAGCCTCGATAGAATGCGCAGTCCCAACCACGCCAGCCTGATAACTCTGCGTAGCAGTGTTGAAGTCGGTAGACCGGTATGATCCGCCAAGAGAGATTGCGCGATGGCCATTGTCATTCCGACCGCCAAGGAAGGAAACCGGAGTACCTCGAGGGGGGTTACGATCACCAGGGTGCTTGTACTTTGCAGGCTCGATCTTCCAGCCGTCCTCCGCATCAGCAGCACCGTCGTCATCGAAATCGCCTGCTGAAGGAGCATCAAACCACAGACGAGTCTGCAACTGACAGTAACCAGGAATGTTAGTTACGGTTGCTTCGGCGGCAAGAGCCGCTTGTTCACGATCACGCATGCGTGCATCAATCCTTTCGCTTTCGTTTTTGTTCGACCCTGGACTCGACGTCGTGAAGAAAACTCTCATATGGCCAAGTCCCGATCGCACGAATAATGATGCCTCCATTGCGCCTCCAGCGACGTTTGTTCCATTTCTCGCTAGGGTCAATGTAACGCAACTTAATTTTATGAGCCAACACCAGATCTGCTACTACATCAGCAGCTCGATTTAACACTGGTACAGCAACACCATCATCAAATAGTGGAACATACTCGTGCGGTTGGGCACAAATATACACACTTAAGGCTCGGTATGGGTTGCTGTATGCAGCTCGACTATCTGGAACACCACGATAGGTTTTCGCTTCGTCCAGAATATAGTGGTGCGATACCGTCGGTGCTACTCTACCGTGTTGGTGTTTAGCAATGGCTAGTGCAGAGCCTGCATCTGATGTGGTGCTAGATAGCGAAATCACAATAGCGGTGGGTTTTTGCTTTCCACCAATGTGACGAGCTTGCACATATGGTACATTAGGAGCATTGTGTTTCATATAACTCCTAATAGATAATGTCGGCAACGACAGCTCTATGATCCGATGTGTACTGTTCAGTCCAGTACTTAACGATTCTAGCCTTCCGATTCACCCAGATCACGTCAATGACGCGCTTGCCCCATGTGGAGAACTTATTGGTAAAGAATGGCAGAACCTTGCGAAGCGCTTTATGCATCTTGGCTAAGGGGTCTTGATTCATGTCTCCAGCGAAGATCACAATGCCGAATCGACGCTTGACGACATTAACGAGAGCGCGTAGGAATAGTCTCGCGGCGACCCGACGCTTAACAACCGTAGCATACTGATGCGCAACAATAAGATGAAGGCGCTTACCTTCGGGCGTGCGAATCCTGATACGGTTCTCCACTTTCGGACTGGCGTTTTCAGGGCCAGCCCCCTTAGCGAGACGCCTCTTCCCAACAAGCGTTTCTGAATATTTACCCGTAACCTTACCGAGACTCTTCAGATAGACGATAGTCGTCTTTGCAGCTCCAGGCCTACCATCGCCCATCCAGTAATCGAACTCTGGATGCAGCGAGCAGAACGCCTTGATCACCTTCAGACGATCAGCAGTCTCGTCTAGGAAGAAAACCTGCGGGTTATCCTCTTTAAGAAGGTCTTCAAGCTCTCCAAGCTTGATGTGATCGGGACCGTCCCCGATGTTATACTGTACAACTCTAATAGAATATGGTCGTTTCACATTAATCCCTTCTGGCCCACGGAGAAGTGTCTCTGGGCTGTCTTTCGACAAAAGGTTGGGGAAGTAAACTTCTGTCTCCGAAGTGGATGGCGTTGTGTGTTAATGGTGACGTTGTGATCAGAAATTCAGGATTTAGCAAATTCTCACTGGCGTCTTCAATGTCTTTGCGAGTAAGTGGGTTCATATGATGCACCAACGGTCTTTGCACACGACGAGCGTCTACAGCACCAAGATCAAAGCCTTCATCTCGAAGAACCACAAACTCTCGAGCATCTTTCCACTCTCTTGAGCGATAGAACTGTTGGTTCATCCAGCGATCGAAGCCAAATGTATCAGCTCCAACACTACCCCCAAGACGAAGATACTCATACCTATCATCAAATGTATCATAACTACACAGTTCAGTATACGTCCGAATCCTCATCATCGTCCTTACCTTGATAACCTCGAATTGCGTCGAGAGCTTCACGAGCGAGCTCTTCTGTAGATGCCCTAGACTCCATCTCTTTGACACGAGTCTTAAGAACTTCATTCTCCTGACGGAGTTTGTTCATTTCGAGTTGGTTTCTTACAGAACCCTGTTTCAGGAAGTGTGTTGTTTCTTGAGCGGACGCAGTACCATTGCGAATTCTACGTTCGACGAGATCCATTGCGATAGCAATTAGCTGATCTTCGCGTCCTTCCAGAGTAGTAGCCGGAGGAGGAAGCGGGGTGTCGGCATCATCTCTTGGCTGTCTGCGAACCATGCTCCCTCCTTCCGAAAACCATCATGCAGTACGCTTCCACATGTATACCACAATATAAGGTGGCATGTTATTGTGAGCATTTCCCGAACCAGCGTTTCCGATTGAACCACCAATCCAAGCTCGATCAGCAGTTGTACCGTTGCCGCCTCCGGATGTGGCGAGCTTCGAGTTACCGTTAACCCACGTACCAGACGTGCTGTTTGGTGCTGGAGAAAGGTTATCACCTTCTCGTGTTGGAATAGTAAGACCGCTTGCTGAGTGGTTATGAGTAGGCATTTCGCCAGCAGTTAGTGTGTGAGTTTTCTCACCGCCAGTTTCTTCCGCAGTGTCAAAGTCAGCATCACCAGAGTTTTGACCAATAAGCATTTTACCTTGAGCAAACTGCGACCAAGTTCCACCAAAGAGAGTTGCTGGACTTGTGCTGGTAACCGAAGTATATACCGAACCAACGGGCCATGCGTCTAGTGGATCGAACGCCGGAGTAGGTGCAGGGATTCGAGACACAGTGACGTGATCGATTAGTACAACTGCTGATGCGCCAGAACCAGTAGCTGCAAGAAAGCTAACTATAGCTCTTGGTGCGGCCGAAGCAGCTTCCATAGTAAACGTGTAGTCGGCCCACGACGTTGTTAACGTTGACGTTCCCTCATCCGGAGCTGTGTATACATTTCCAGAGCCAAGTGGTTCTGGGTTTACATCTCCACCATTTTGCATTAACTGACTAGTTAAGGTAACGCCACTAGCTGCACTAAGCAGTTTCGCTCGAACGGTAGCGATGATAACTTCACCGCCGCGAATAATAGTTTCATCCTTGACGTAGAAACGTTGAGACGAAGATGCCGCCATCGTGATCTTAACGGCCTGTTTTCCTGTTTCGTATTCTCCAGCTACAGTAGTGTATGCTGCAGTTACTCTTCCGGTCTTCCAGAAGAAAGAACAGTCTGCAGAAAGAGAATCGCCAGATAAGACAGAATCACGTTCAACCAACGATTCCGAACTATCTCCAGTAAGACGAAGCCAAACGGAAGAGTAAAGTGCCGGACATTTGTTTGTGTTTGCAGATGCTGCCTTGAAAATCATTCCACCGTAACCAACGATGGCTCCAACTTTGTAAGCAGTTGTAGACGTGATCTGGGTGAATCGGAAGGCTAGAATTGTGAAGTACTGGACCAAACAATACACGTCAGATCATAGAGCTGTCGTTGCCGACGTTATCTATTAGGAGTTATATGAAACACAAGGCTCCTAATGTGCCATATGTGCAGGCTCGCCACATTGGTGGAAAGCAAAAGCCCACCGCTATTGTGATTTCGCTGTCTAGCACTACGTCGGATGCAGGATCTGCACTAGCCATTGCTAAACACCAGCATGGTAGAGTAGCGCCGACAGTATCGCACCACTACATTTTGGACGAAGCGAAAACCTATCGTGGGGTTCCAGATAGTCGAGCTGCATACAGCAATCCATACCGGTCCTTAAGCGTATATATTTGTGCCCAACCGCACGAGTATGTCCCACTATTTGAGGACGGTGTTGCTGCACCAGTGTTAAATCGAGCTGCGGATGTGGT